TGCGAGCCGTCGAGCACCAGGTCGGTTCGCCGCACGAGGAAGTCGCGCGACTCGACCCTGCGGATGAAGCCGGACTCGTCGGCCTGCTCGAACACCGTGCGCCCGACCGTCGCGGCCAGGTCCACGCTGCCGGCGCCGCGCTGGTACGTGACCGTCCGCGTCAGGTGCGTGTGACGCCGGCCATCCACGAACGCCGCGCCGTGCTGGAGCAGGTCCGCCACGCCTCAGCCCTCCACCACGCCGCCCGCGAGGACGCCGCCGCCCATGAGCACGCGCACGAACCGGTCCCCGTCCTGCGCATCGCGCGTCGAGACGCCCAGGAACTTGTTGAGGCCGCCGCCGTCGCTCGCCGTAGCGAACTTGCTCGTGTCGTCCCAGTACACCTTGGTGCCCGCGTTGATCGCGGTGCCCACGCCCGTGTCCTTGACGATCCCGAACAGACCCGCCAGGGCGATGCGGCCCACCTCGCCGCTCTTGATGTCGCGCGTGGCGATCCCGACGAGATCGCCCTGGACCACCACGTCGCCGTAGTCGATGTCGCTCGGGGCCGTGTAGTTGATCCGAAGCCCGAGCCTGATCAGCTGTGCGCCCATGCCTGCCTCCTTGCGGGTGCCCGTTCCGTCACTGCGACAGTCGTGCGCGGACGGTCGCGTCCGCGTCCGCCGCGGCCAGGACCGACTTGCCGATGGCCTTGTTCGCGCCCGCGCCCGCGTCGGTCGTGGCGACCTCGTTGGTCGCGTCCCAGTACAACTGCGCGCCGGCCGTGATCGCCGACCCGCCGCCCGTGGCCTTGGGGAAGTCGAAGACGCCCTCGACCGCCAAGGCCCCGAGTGAGTTGGCCGCGATCGGCGTCTTGGCCACGCCGACCAGCTCGCCCTGCACGACCACGGCGCCCGCGGCCACGTCCGCTCCCGGCGTGTAGTCGATCGATGCTCCCTCGTGGATGAACGTCGCCGTCATAGTCTGCTCCTGTGGTGGTGCGGGCTCGCCGCCGCCGATGCCTCCGCCTCCGAGTCCCATTCACGCCTCCATCACTCTTCAAGCCAGCACCGAGCACTGACTAGAATGAGGTGGTGCTGCGATGATGCAGCCGCAAGGAGGTGGCCTTTGAAGGCGTTTCTGATCCTCCTGGGAAACACCCTGCTGCTGCGGGGATAACCACAGCCCACCCACAGCCGACAGGGGCGAAATGGGCCTCGAACGATGTGGGCGGCAAGGAAAGGAATGGCATGGGAGCCGTTCGGGCCTGTCACCGAGCGGCTCATGTTTTGCGCACTTCCGTTCATTCGATCACGCCTCGCCCTTTGCCTTGACGCCGCCGCGCGGATCCTGGAGGTTCACGCCGAAGTCGTGGTACCCGCGCATCTGCACGCCCAGGCGGTTGAAGTCCGCCTCCGCCGTCTCGATCGTCGGGCTCTCCTGCCCGTTGAGGAACGCCACCTCGATGACCGGCAGGTCGCTCGGGTCGGCCAGCAGGTACCACGCCTTGGTCGAGCTGCCGTCGTACACGGCGTTGCCGAGGTAGCGGCTGACCTCGACGCGGAACTTGCCCTGGTGCGGGTTGGAGACGGGGTACTTCGTGCTCGCGGTGGTGTCGCGCAGCTCGACGCTCTTGAAGAGCTGCGTGCCGATCGCCGAGAGCGCGGTGGGCACGAGCAGGACCGCGGGCATGATCCCGATGGGCTTGCCGTCCGAGTCCACCTGGTCCATGAAGGTGACCTCGGCCTTGGTCAGGCCGTCGATGGAGAGGGCCGTGTCGGCGCCCGAGATGAAGTTCTTGTTGTCCGCGGTGAAGAAGGCGCTGTTGTTCAGGAACGTGGTCCAGAAGACGTCGTTGATCTTCAGGCCCGAGCCGCGGCCGAGCTTGCGCGGGACGGTCGTGATCGCGCCGAGGTCGTCGTTGATGATGTCCCGCCGATCGATCGCGAGCATCAGGGCGTAGGTGTCGGCCTTGTTGGTGTACTGCTCCTCACCGAGCGTCCCGTGCTTGATCTCCCCGCCGGGGGCGACGATCTCGTACTGGTCCTTGCCGACCAGGCGGTAGGACGTGACGGTCTTGAAATCGGAGACGTTGCGGACGGCCGTGACGCTGCGCCAGGCCCGCTCGACGCTGAAGAAGCCCTCGAGCAGGAACTTGTTGGCGACGTTGGAGAGGATGCCGCCGATGTCGATCGTCGAGAACCCGGCCTCGATGGGCGGGTTGAAGGCGTGGCGGAGCACCTGCCGGCTGTCGCGGAAGTTGCGGCCGGTGTACCCGTTGGCCCACGCGGCCTCGAGCAGGAGTTCCTGGAGGCCGATCCCGCCGCGGAAGCGCTTGGTCGCGGCCTCCAGCGTCTGGTCGTCGAACGCCTTCTCGACGCCATCCATTCGCGCGGTGAGCAGGCACGCGGCCTCGAGGATCTGCGGCGTGGCCGTGTGCTCGGGGGCGTGGATGGCGGGGGCCTTGGGACGGCTGGCCCGCAGCACCTCCAGCTCGCAGCGCGTCCCGTCCCACCCCTCGCGGATCGCCTTGGCCTCGATGTCGAGGTGGCGGCCGGCGCACACCCGGCGGATCGCGCCGATGCGCTCCGTCTCGGCGAGTGCCTGGGCGCGGATGGCCTCGGCGCTGGCGCCGGACGTGAGGGAGGCGGCGGGGGCGGGGGAGCCGGCGTCCGTGCCGGCCTCCGCCCCCGTCAACGTGTCAGCACCCTCGACCGGGGCTTGCGTGTCGTCCATGACTGCCTTCTCCTTCCCCGCCGCGATGCTGGCGCTGGTGCCGCCGTCGGCGCCGAGGTCCACGAAGCTGATCTCGCCGAGCGTCGCCCGGCGCACGATGTTGATGGGGCCCTCGAACTCGCGGCCGTTGACCGTCGCCTTCTGCTTCTCGCGGACGAACTCGAACTCGTCCACGCTCGCGCCCACCGACGCCTGCCACGGAAAGCCGTTCTTCGACGATGCCACGACCTCCTTGGCCGCGGCGGTGTCGCGGGAGATGATGCCCGTGGCGACGAGCCGGCCGCCCTCGACCCGGATCGCGTCCGTGTGTCCGACGCCGGCGGCCGGGTCGTGCCCGAAGCGGATGGGACGCGACTGCGAGGGGATGTCCAGCCCCGCCAGGTCGATCACCACCGGGTAGCGCCACGCGGCGATGCGCATCGCACCCCCGGTGTACGCGACCATGCGGAAGCGCGGCAGCGCGCGCTCGCCCTCAGCCGCGGCCTCGATCTCGATCTCGGCCGTCGCCGTGAGGCGCAGCGATGAGGGCATGTTGTCAGGCCGCGAGCGCGGCCGCGTCCGTGCGGTCGTTGGCATCGTCCTCGTCCTCTTCAGAAGGCGCCGTGGGCACAGCCTCGGCAAGCGTCAGTCCCAGCTCGCGCATGAGCGCCGTCTCCTTGGCGCGTTGGCGCAGTTCCTCTTCCCAATCCCGCCCCTGCCGCGCGTACTCCGCGGCAAGCGTCGTCGTGTGGTTGGCCAGCCGCGTCGCCTGCGCGTTGGCTTCCTTGGCCGGGTCCACGTGCTCGACGCCGTCCCAGAACCAGGTGTGGGGCGCGCCCGCACCGATCTCGCGCATCGGCTGCGGGAGCAGGCCCTCGACGAGCACCGCCTCGTCCAGCCAGGCGCGCAGGATGCGGTCCAGCACGACCACCCGCAGGTGGTGCTGCTCGACGCGAATGCTCTTGAAGTACGTCTGGTGGTCCAGGCGGCCGGAGGCGTAGTTGTACCCGCTGGAGTTGCCCGCCGCGACGTTGAAGGGCATGTTGAGGCAGCGGGCGATCTCGTTGAGGATCTCGCGCTTGAAGTCGCCGTAGGTCGTCGCCGGCTGCTCGGCGTGGACCTGGCCGAGCTTCCAGCCCCCGGGCAGCACCGTCGCCATGCGCTTCTCGAGCGCCACCTCGTCCATCGGCTCCAGCGGGTCCGCCTCGCCGTTGGCCGGCGCCTCGGTGTAGAGCACCGCCGCGAAGTCCGCCGCCGTCTCGGCTGCCGCGATCACCGCCAGCGTGTAGCGACGCAGCTGCGCGAACAGCGGCAGAGCGGGGGTGATGTCGGGGATGCCGCGCCACTGCCCCGGCCGGTCGGGGCGGAAGTAGTGGACCACCGACGCCGCGGCGACCACGTCGAACGCGAGCGGGTCGTTGTCGCGCCAGAACATCAAGTCGCCGGGGTGCCGCTTGAGGACGTGGTAAGCAACCGCGTTACCGAAGGCGTCGAAGACGATGCCGTCCACTTCACCGGGGCGCGGGACGCGCGGGCGCGGGCTGGTCACCTGGTCGGGCTCGATGAGCTTGAGGTCCAGCTTCACCGGCGAGTCCACGCCCGGGTTGCTGGTCAGGATGGCGAAGACCTCGCCGCTCTCGGCCCGGGCCATCCGCATGGTGCGGAGCTTGCCCGCCAGGTCGATCGCGTGCGCCCAGTGCTCGAAGGCGTCCTCGACGCGCTGGTTCGCCTCGCCGTCCAGCGTAAGCAGCTGGAGCCGCGGGCCCGTGCCGATCGTGTCGTTGGCCAGCGTGAGGACGATGCCCTTGGCGTAGGCGTTGTTGGCGACCTCGTAGCGGGCGCGGTTGCGCAGGATCCGCCGCACCTCCGGGTTGACCGCGGCATTCGGCGCGAGCCCGTCCGCCTGCGCCCAGTGGCGGCGGTTGTCCGGCGTGGTCTGCGCCGAGTCGAACTTGGCGCGGACGACGGGCACGACCGTCCTGCATCGCGCCGCCTCCACGGGCTTGGTGTGCCGGGATGTGAACAGTCGCTTCAGCACGGTCAAACAGCCCCCGGCGGTTCGAGCTTGACGAGCTTGATCCCCAGCCCGTTCTTCCGCGTGGCCTCCTTGCCGGACAGATAGCGGTCGGCCTCGATCTGGTCGCGCAGCGAGTGCTGCTCGACCGACTGGCCGTCCACCGAGGCCTTGGCCGGCCCCGCGGCGTTGTCCTTGATGGCCTGCTCGAGGTTGTCGGTGGGCTCTGGCATGACGGCTCCGAG